AACGTGAAGAGCGAAAGTTACAGCCGCCGGCCAAATGCGTCGGGTGCGTGTGGGGAAATTGGTGCGGGACAGTACAATTCTGCAGTCGAACAGTTTGTGCGCGAGAATAATCCCATTTTGCCAGCCGTCTCGCTAGGTGGGGTACAGCGCCCACTTCCCTCCTGCCGCGACCGGAGCGGTGCGGGGCGGCTGTCCGGGGTTGTGAAAACAGAAAACCGCCGGGTGCTTCCCGAGCGGTGGAGCCTCATCGTATCAGACATTGGCGAATTATGGGAGATGGTGTATGATTGTGGTGGGAGGGAAATAAAATGTCCGGTTGGTACGATGTAGCTCAAATTTGTTTAAATGGCCATATGATCAACCCATCGATTAAAACAGATCCGATGCATTGTCAAGATTATTGTTCACGTTGCGGAAGTATAACAATTACCGAATGTCAGTATTGTAAAACGCCGATCCGCGGAAGAATACACTACCCCAATGTTGTTGACTTCGGTGATGTGGAAATTCCAGCGTTTTGTATATCTTGTGGAAACCCATATACTTGGACAAAAACTAAGTTAGAAGCAGCCGAGGAATTAGCCAATGAGATCGATAACCTTTCACCTGATGAAAAGCAATTGCTTTCGGAAAGTTTGGCTGAGTTAATTAAAGACGGACCCAAGACGCAAGTTGCTGCTGTAAGGTTCAAAAAACTCACAGCACATGCAACAAGGGAAATTACTAATGGTCTAAGGCAAATATTGATTGAGATAGCTAGCGAAACAGCGAAAAAAGCAATATGGGGATAACTGCACCTTCGGGTGCTTTTTCTTTTGCAAAACAACCCATGGATCGGTGAGGTGGTGGTCGTGTAGTGGTTGCAGAAAAACGACCTCATGCAAACTACTGCGGCGCCAAAACACGCAGCGGATTGCCATGCCGGAACCGCGCGATGGCAAACGGCAGATGCCGGATGCACGGAGGCAAATCGACGGGGCCGCCGAAGGGCAACAAAAACGCCGTCAGGACCGGCGAATACGAAACCATCTGGATGGACGCTCTCGATCAAGAGGAACGCGTCCTTTTTCATGCCGTTGATACGAACGTCCTGAAACAGATCGACGAGGAGCTGCGCCTCATCACGATCAGGGAGCGCCGCATGCTGCAGCGGATCGAGCGGCTGCGGGCGGCCGGTGACTTCACGGTCGTGAGGCAAACGGTCGGTACCGAGAAAGGAAAACGAACGAACCTGCAGGAAGCCGAGGGAACCATGGGTCAGATCCAAGCGATCGAAGAAGCACTGACCCGGGTGCAGGAGAAAAAGGCGAAGCTTCTTGACTTGAAGCATCGAATCCAGTCTGGCCGAGATCCCGGTGATAAAGACCCGATCCAGATCATCATTGATTACGGTGACGACGATGGCAGCATCGACGGTTAGGGTGCAATTCAATCCGGTTTTCCGTAGCGCCAATGAGAGCCACCATCGTTATCGCGTAATGAAGGGTTCCGCTGGATCTGGGAAATCAGTTAACGTCGCTCAGGATTATGTTCTGAAGCTCAGCGATCCAAAGTTCCGGGGTGCCAATTTGCTCGTAATCCGGAAAGTCGACGCAACAAACCGGTATTCCACATATGCGGAACTGAGTGCGGTCGTGTATCGGATTTTTGGTGACCAGTGGCAGCGGTACTGGCGTATCCGTCAGAACCCGCTCGAGCTGGAAAGCCGCATCACAGGTGGCAAGATTATCTTCCGAGGCATGAAGGATGACCGGGAACGCGAGAAAATCAAGTCGATTAACTTCGAACGCGGGAAACTAACCTGGATCTGGTGCGAAGAAGCCACGGAGCTGAACGAGCGCGATATCGACATCCTGGACGACCGGCTGCGTGGTGTGTTGCCTAACCCGAATCTGTTTTACCAAATCACAATGACGTTCAACCGGTCAGCGCGATGCACTGGATCAAGCGCCGCTATTTCGATGTTGTGCATCCCGAAATTTTCACGCATCACAGCACGTATTTGGACAACCGGTTTATCGATGAGGCGTATCACCGCCGCATGATGCTCCGGAAGGAGCTTGATCCGGATGGATACCGGGTGTACGGTCTCGGTGAGTGGGGCGAGCTGGGCGGCCTGATCCTGACCAACTACGTGGTCGAGGAATTCGATACATCGTTCGAGCGTTTCGACCGCAAAGTGTATGGTCAGGACTTCGGATTTAACCACGCAAACGCTATTCTCGACGTCGGATTCAAAGACGGCGAGATTTTTATTTGCGATGAAATTTACGTGCACGAGAAGGATACCAGCGAAATCATCCAAATCGCAGAGAAGAATGGCTTGGACAAGCGGATCGTGATGTATTGCGATTCCGCGGAACCGGACCGGATTAAAACGTGGCGGAATGCGGGATATAATGCCCGTGCGGTGAAAAAAGAGTCGGGCAGCGTGAGGGCGCAGATCGATTTTCTGAAACGCCACAAGATCCACATTCACCCGCGCTGCGTGAACACGCTGAAAGAAATCCAGCAGTGGAAATGGAAGTATGACGATAAGCTCGGCGTCTATTTGGACGAACCCGTGGAATTCATGGACGATGCGATGGCGGCGCTTCGGTACGCTGTGGATGGCGTCCGCAGAGGCCCGGCTATCAGCTTTACATGAGGAGGTGATTCCGTGTCCGAAACGCAGCGCATCATTTCGATCATTGAAGCCGGCGCCCAATCGGCGATGAGCCTGAATGAGATCATCCGGCAGGAAGTACAGGATTGGCTGATGTCCGATGAACGACGATGGATGCTCACCGGACAAAAATATTATGTCGGCGGTCACGATATCCTGCAGCGGCAGCGCACGGCGATTGGCGAGGATGGCGAGCTGATCGAAGTGACCAATCTCGCGAACAACCGGCTCGTACATGCGTTCGTGCGGAAACTGGTCGACCAGAAGGTCGGCTACCTGCTCGGGAAGCCGCTCAGCATCCAAACCGAAAATGCCACCTACCAGGACTTGTTGAACGACGCGTTCGACAAGTCTTTTTTGCGCCTTTTGAAGAATCTGGGCAAAGAGGCAATCAACAAAGGCAAGGCGTGGCTTCATGTTTATTACGACGAGGAGGGCCGGCTGTCGTTCAAGAAGATCCCGTCCGAGGAAATCATCCCGCTGTGGCGCGACGCTGACCACACGAAGCTGGATGCGGTCATCCGGGTGTACGAGGTCGAAGTCTACGAGGGGACGGACCGGAAGATTGTCACGAAGGTCGAGTTCTGGGACACGTCCGGCGTGCGCCGGTACGTGCTTGACTCCGGCGGCCTGGTCCCGGACGTGGAAGTCGGCGAAGAAGGTAGCCATTTCGTCGTCGTACAGGGTGAACAGGAACAAGGGATGAACTGGGAAAAGATCCCGTTTATCGCGTTTAAATACAACGATGAGGAACTGCCGCTCATTCAGGTCGTGAAGTCGCTCGTCGATGACTACGACGCGAAGACTTCCGACCACGCGAACAATCTGGAGGACTTGCCCAACAGCATCTACGTGCTGAAGAACTACGACGGGCAGGATCTCGGGGAATTCCGGCGGAACATGTCCACGTATCGAGCCGTGAAGGTTATGGGCGACCAAGGCGGCGGGGTTGATACGCTCAGCATTGACATCGACACCGAGGCAACCGAGAAGCATTTGGATCGGTTGCGCAAGGACATCTACGAATTTGGTCGCGGGGTAGACACCCAGTCCGAGCGGTTCGGCGGTGACAAGTCGGGTATCGCGTTGAAATTCCTGTACGCGGATCTCGACATGGATGCCAACATCATGGAAACCGAGTTCCAGGCGAGCCTCGAGCAGCTGCTCTGGTTCGTGAACGTTCACCTGGCCAACACTGGCGCCGGGGATTTCTCGAAGGAGTCCGTTGAGTTCGTGTTCAATCGCGATATTCTGATTAACGAGACGGATGCAATCACGAACATCAAGAACAGCGTCGGTATCCTCTCCGACGAAACGCTCGTTGCGCAGCATCCATGGGTGACCGACGTCCAGGAGGAGCTGGACCGGATACAGAAGCAACGGGATGCCGCGGCGGCCGCATACGGCGGATTGCCGCCAGATCAACAGGTCGGCGACGGTGACGACGAATGAAACCCGAAGAATACTGGGCGCGCCGGATGGACCAGCTGAACGAGGCGATGCTGGCGAAGGGCGAAGAGTATATCCGGAAGCAGAACGAGGAGTATGAGAAAGCCCTTGCTAAGATCAGAAAGCAGACGGAAGCCTGGTATGCGCGGCTGGCCAAAAACAATGACATCAGCCTCGCGGAAGCCCGGAAGTTGCTTGACCGGAACGAGCTGAAGGAGTTTCGTTGGACCGTTGAGGAATACATTCAGCGCGGCCGCGAGAACGCCGTCGACCAGCGTTGGATGCGCGAGCTCGAAAACGCCAGCGCGAAGGTGCATATCACGAGGTTGCAAGAGCTCGAGATGCATCTTCGAAATGAAATTGAGCAGCTCGCGGCGAAGCGGCTGAAAGGCACGACGGACACGCTCGGGAATATTTACAAGGACAGCTATTACCGATCCGTCTACGAACTGCAGAAAGGAACGGGCGTTGGCTTGTCGTTCGCCATGCTCGACGATCGCCAGATTGACAAGGTGCTATCCAAGCCTTGGGCGCCGGATGGATCGAATTTCTCAGCGCGCATTTGGAAGGATCGCGACAAGCTGGTCAACGAGCTGCAGACGATTTTGACGCAGGACCTGATCCGCGGGGAGCCTGCCGAGCGGGTGATCGCCGATTTCGCGGAACGGATGAACGTGAGCAAGCATGCAGCGGCCCGTTTGATTCGGACAGAGGCGGCATTTTTCTCCGGTCAGTCCCGATTGGACGCGTACCGGGAAATGGGCGTCGAGAAATACAAGTTTGTTGCGACGCTGGATTTACGCACTTCGGAGATTTGCAGGGGAATGGACGGGAAAATCATACCGATCAGTGAGGCAAAGGCCGGAGTCAACTACCCGCCGTTGCACGTCTATTGCCGCTCGACGACGATCCCGTATTTTGAGGATGCTGCGGCCGGCGAGCGCGCAGCGCGGGATGACGGCGGCAAAACGTATATGGTCCCGGGAGATATGACCTACAAGGAATGGGCGGAGAAACACGCGCCTGGGGCCACGGAGCCGGCCAAGCCGAAGGCAGTCGAACCGCCAACGACACGGCAAGTGGAACCGCCGAGTACACCAGAGGAACGGCAGAAGGCGGCGCGGGAGATGGCTGATGGGGCGCGCGAGGAATTGGATGAACACTACAAGTCTATCGCAGCATCCGA